AAGGTTTGCTGATTGCCAAAAGGCTCATCCGCACCATCTAAATAATAAATGTCAAAAGGTACAAACTCGCTGTCATCAGCAAACATCTTCGACAAACATTCTGCCGCATCGCCAACGTGAAGATTGACTTGATATTTTAGGTTTGATGAAGCAAAGTTAGAATGGGCTATATGGTTCAAGTTAATGTCACAGACATGTAGGCTTCCACCATATTCTCTGATATACTCTCCCCAAAAAAGCTCGCTCCAGCCAGACCCAAGCCTAAACTTTGTTTCCAAGGATTCAATAGCACCAACCTGAAAAACTCTGATAGGCTCTCCGTTAAATGATTTTAAAATTCCTTCAAACACCGAGTCTCGATAAGGGAAATCTCGGTATTGATCAATCTCTCTATCTATCAAAGATGCTCTTAGAATTGGATCTGCCATACGGTTTAAAATATAATCAAAATTAAGCATTTAAATTTCTCCTTAAAGTTTCCCACTCGTTCCATTGGTTTCTTAGAGCCTTAAAATCTTCGTAAGCATCTACTACGTTATAGTCTTCGTATTTGTCCATGTTTGGCACATGAGATTCGTTAAAATAGTAATCTTCTTCAGAATTTTTTACCCTATAGCCAAATGTGCAGTCTTTCATAGCTTTTGACCATAAAAAGCCACCTATCCACTCTGGTTTAAATAAAACTTTTTCAAACAAAAAGTTAACCTGCTCTCTTAAAGTTTGCAGATTCATTAAATCTTCAACAGGACTTGGTTGAATAATCTGCGGCTTGGATCGCCAAGTTTCATCGTCAGATTTTATTGGAATTGACTTAAAGTGGTCTATCCAAATTTCAGCAGTTTTATCCCAATTGTAATGAGACATTGCGTCTTTACTCATTTGCTTGCCTCGTTCAAAGAGCTTTAGATTGGCATCCTCGCCAAGCGTTGAGTCCATAACCTTTGCAAATTCTTCGAAACTAGGAACTGCTCTGAGACAACCAGTTTCACACTCTCTTGTGTAGGCTAACGGCTCCATGCAAATGCCGTTAATATTGCTCATCACGGACTCCATTGCCGAATAGTTTATTGCTGCCACAGGAGTTCCGCAAAACGCCGACTCTAATTGAGGCATACCAAAACCTTCGCTGTTTGCGTATTGCACATACAAATCGTGCATTTTGTATATGTCGCCTAGCTGATATCCGTCTATAGGGTTTCTTACGCCCACTAGTTTTTTTGCAAATTTACCGCAGGAATCGCAATGACATACGCTGTCTTTGTAAAAATCAATAGACACATTGTCACATTTAATACACTTGTACGTAAACAAAACTCTATTGCTTAATTCATATTCGTTTAAAAGTTGTGGAATTTCCCAACCAATATCTGGATAATAAGTATGACAATGAAGAAACGTGTTGTTTACACCTTTGTTATTGTCTAGCCATTTTCTAAAGTGCTGGAACAAATCGGGAAATAATTTTCTACGCTGATTTCTTCCAACCATACCTACGATAGTGGCATTTGGATCTAGCCCCATAGCAGACTTGTGCTTTAGTTTTGATGCGTATTCTGGGCATGGATAAAAGTGTTCTGAATTTGCAGCAGGAGAAGCTACTCCTGACACTTTGATATCAGAGCATTGATCTTCAAGAACCCTCTGACCAAACTCAGAATAAGTCATCAAGGAGTCCGCAGACGCAAAGGTGTTGATCCACTGGGGATTTTGCGGCATTGCGTCAACCGTTGGCATTAAACACCAGTGAAATAGATTTCTAAACGGAGATCGTTGCTGATATTCAAACATCCACCAATCACGAATGTCCATAACAATATCTGGACGAAAGTGAAGCAACACCTCGTTAAAAGTCCTTTCTCCGAAAACCTGAGAAGCAGAGCGTTCATAAGCAGTATCGTTTTCTAAAGGTTTGTTGGGATAAACTCTCCACGGTCTAGGCTCTTTTTTAATGTCGTTTTCCGTTACATAACAGGCCAACTCCGCAACTTCAAACTCTGGAACTTTGTGAAGTCTAGACAAAATTTCATTACCATAAACTCCATATCCAGTGTTCTTGGTGGATGATTCGTTTACCCAAAGAATTCTTTTCTTTCTCAACTTCGATCTCCTTGTTCGGTGTTGTGCAGTATTTTAAAATTGGTGATTCTAAACCAAGTTTGATCCACATCACCTCTAGCTATAGCTTCGACCACAATTTCAGAATTTTCGCTTAGGTACTGACTCAAAGCATAAGCCGCAGAGTGCCACGCTTCCATTTGAAGACAATTTGCCTCTCTTACCTTTTTACCATCTCTAGTCTTTCTATATTCATCAACTTCTAGCACAAACTCGATAAAAGACGGGTTTTCCGAATCTCCGCTTGAGTATCGAATGTCCGTAGCCCTGCCTAAAAAATGACACTTATTCATATCAACCTTTCAAATATGTTTAACATTATTAACAATTAATGATTTTTTATCCTTTTTGGAAATTTCTCCACAGAGTAAAACTGTGTTGTTTTCGATTAAAATATGTTTACTACTACCGTAAACATCTGGGAAAACAGTAATATCATCCAAAGATCCGGTAGAATCTTCTACAGTTAGAAATGCCATTTCTTGTCCCGGATTATCACCCTTCTTTGTTTTAACAACTTTAATAAAGTTTATTTCAACAGCTAAGTTAACTTTTCCAGAAACGGCTCGGTTTTCTAAATCTCTACACGAATAAGTTGCTACAGATAAATCAATCGCGTCTAACTTACTGCAAGTCAGAGCACAACTCATATACTTTTCTTCAGCCATAGCTAAACTTCTCGGGTTATCTTCAATGTCGTAAAATGGGTTATCTAAAGCATCTTTGATATCAACCAATGTCAACATTCGTTTTTTGTTAACAGTGATGGGCGACCTGCCTTCTATGAGATGACCAATAGCTTCAGACAAATTCGATGCGTGACAGCTAGGATCGCTATAATTATGAACTATCGCACCCCGCTCTCTTGCTGTCAAAAGTCTCCAGCTATCATATTCGTACAACATAGTCGCTCTACTCAAGCGATTATTTTTACCATTAAAAGCACCAACAGAGATCATAGCAATTGTCGCTCTTTTGTTGATATTAAGCTCGTTAATCAACCTAATCAAACAGTCCATCCAAGTATAATCGTTCACGTCTCCATGAGTTTCTTTTAAATTGTTTATTTTCTCACACTCTTTAGTGCCTACATGCTTAACGTGGTTTAAGCCATAGTAAATAATATTCTTGTCGGGATGCCTAGTAAAATCAACATAGAGGTGTTGTAGCCTCGGAGGTAGCACCTCAATGTCGAATTTTTTAGCATCCATAATCAACTGCTTTTTCTCAATATCGGGCTTAGGCTTTCTGTCTGCACGATCTAGGTACTTTTCAAAAAACTTTTTTACACGATGAGTTTTGCAGTAAGCAGACCAATAAGCATTGATAGCATAGGAAACAGCATGAGATTTATTGAAAGCATATCGAGATGACTTCTCAATCCAAGAAAATATTTCCTCAGCAACAGCAGTGCTGACGATTCCTTGTTCTTGAGTCCCTATCAAGAAGTCTTTTTTGACCTTTGCCATTAGATCAGCCTTCTTTTTACCGATAGCTTTACGTAGCCCGTCCGCTTCTTTCAGGTTGAAACCTGCCAACCTTTGAGCAATCATCATGGATTGTTCTTGGTAGACGAGTACGCCATAGGTCTCTTTCAAAATAGGCTCCAATGATTCATGAAGGTATTCAACGGGAGAGTCTGTTTTACCAGCCTTTCTGTCCGCATAAACCTGAGTCATGCTTTTACCATTAGCGTCTTTAGCCATAAGAGTTCCCGGCCGGATCAAACTAACCAAAGCGGCCAAATCTTTGATGTTTCTAGGCTTTGTCTGTTTAGCCCAGTGTTTACCAAGATTAGACTCTAGCTGGAACACACCTTTGGTATTACCCTCACATATCAAATCCCAAACCTTTGGATCATCAAAATTATTAATATCAAACATTTTATTCCTCAAAATTAATACGTTTTATGCTTTCTTTGAATAAACTTTCCAGCATCTAACTCTTCGCCGTTATTAGCGGCATTAACAATTTCCACAACCTTTTCGTCAATTTCATCAATCAAAACATTTCTTTGGTAATTCAAGTCACAGCACTTTTTTACAGATTCGAAAAGACTTTTCTTTTGCTCCACAGTCGTAGCAAACTTTTGACAAAACTCTTGAAATGTCATTCGTCTAACTTCGTAGAGGAACTCTTGATTAGTCCACATCTTCATGTCAATTGTGATTAACTTATCCACCAAGCCGCCTAAAGTATCTGCCACTATAATCTCCTTAAAATATCTTTATTTATTAATGTGAATTTTTCCCCATCAATCTCAATATAAGCACCATCGTGTGGGGGACACCAAAACGCTCTACATTTTCTATCTACAGTTTCTTTATCATCAGATGGAAGAATACGAGATTCTTTTAACATTTTAGACTTTGAGTAATACGCACCTTCATCTAAATCGCTTTGCTTTTCTGCTTCATTAAAAAACACATCAAACTCATTAGTAATCTTTGTTAAGATTCTTTCAAGAGATAACTCCATAATAGTATGAGTTTTATCTCTTAGAGATGTCACAGTTTCGTCTTTTCTTATTTTACACTTTGCTGTTTTGTATAAAATATCTCCACAGTCTATATCTTCGGCAATCTTATGAACAGTGGCGTACCACTCTGTTTCGTTGTTAAGGATACCGAAGTTGTAAACAGCAAACCCTCTGTATTTAGGCAGAGGTGCGGGGTGGAAGTTGATCCCTCCGAAAGTGGTTTTATTTACAACTGACATTGGAATTTTGTGAGGAAACAGGTATGAAAAAACCAAGTCGTATGTTTCATCAATTTTCTCAACATCTTCTTTTTGTGTGAATGTTACCACTTGATCAAAACCAAAATACCGAATAAACGCCGGGATGCAGTGCGTTTGTCCTAGTATGTCAATTGGTACGAGTAATGCAATTTTCATTTATAAACCTTATTCAATAAAGAACTTGTTATTAGCAAACGAGTTTTGAAAAGTAATCTTTTGCGACATTTTTCTCTGCATTTTGAGAAACTTAATAAGAATATTAGCCGTATCCTTAACATCTTGCAAAGCATCGTGAGCGTTGTCCGAAGGCATACCAAAAAATTCACGCATGTAATCCATGCTCATTCCTGTAGCGTCACCATTATCTTCAAACCAGCAATAAATGTGTTGCATCAAGTCCATTGTAAAAATGGGGTTAAATAACTTCTGCTGCTCCTTCTTTTTATCCCACGGGCCAAATGCCTTGCAAAGACGGTCTACAATAACCATATCATACGAGTTGATGTTGTAGCCTGCCGCAATAGGTGCATACCAACCAGTGCCTTTGTAGTTAAATTGGTTTACCCATTGAGAAAACTTATTCCAAACAGTTTTGGGCATTGGCCCCTTGGCAATTTCTGCTCTGGTTTTTCTAGTGACTTCTAACGCTTTGTCTTCTACCGGACTAAACCCAGCGGCAATAGCTTTTTCGTCATCCACAATACAACGCATCTTGCTTTCAAAGACACCTCCGGGTTGAAGGGTTAGTTTACGCGGATGAATAGCTACAGCAGCAATCTGTGTAGGCTGACACGTATGAGGATTGCGACCTGTGGTTTCAAAGTCAAATACGATTATATCTCTATAGTTCATAGCCTCTCCTAGTAATTCTGATTATTTTCCAACATTTCAAATTTCTGATCAACACTCAAAGGTGCTGGCTCAGGTTCCGGTAAACACCCCCAAACGCTCAACACAATCATCACGCAAAAGAATAAGCCGATAGCTCTCAAAAAATTCATAATTACCTCCTGTTAGATAGTTTTAAAAACGCATCAGTAGCTTCACCAAGATCTTGGTATAAATCGTAAACCTTATGCCTATCAGACCAAACTTGATACTTTTTTCTTGGTATAAAATTTCCCATCATATGATCTGCTAGATTGCATAGGGAAGTGTTGTTGCTACTTACAACCATATGGCCTTGGTAAACAACGGCCATAATTTCTTCTTTATTTTCAATTTTCATTACTGCTGATCTCCATTATTTTAGATAAAAGGTCAATGCCTAAAACGTCAAACTTTACATGACCTTGAATTTCCAAGGGGTTCATTTCAAATGCTACTATAGGATCTCCTGAACTATCAATAGTTACAGGGCAAACATCTTTTAGCGAATGTTTCGAAATAATCACACCAGCGGGATGTTTACCCTGAGACTTTTTAGTTCCCTCAATAAGCATAGCTTGTTTAAACAACGATGCTAGTGGCCCAGTTAAATTCTTGTCATCATCATAATAACACCAGTTCTTTAGTTCTTCAGATTGATTTTCTAAAGCCCACTTGATAATCGACTTGTCTTCCATTAATTCAAGCTGATCAGATATCATTGCTTCGTCTGGTATACTCTTAGTTATCATGTTCATTTCGTCAAAAGACACAGAATTATTTACTCTTAACACTTCTTTAATAGCAGATCGCCCTTGGAGTCTGTTATAAGTGATCATTTGGGCTACATTATCTTGACCGTATTTTTTCTTAATGTATGCTATCACTTCATCTCTATGCTCGGCGGGAACGTCCATGTCGATATCAGGAATAGCCACATTACCATCAGTATTTCGACCTTCGTTATAAAATCTCTCAAAGATTAGGTCGTACTCAACAGGGTCTACGTCCGTAATATCAAGCAAATATGAAACCAAGCATCCAGCAGCAGACCCTCTTCCCGGACCCGCGAGCCAATTTTGGGATTTAACCCATTTAATAATGTCCTGAACGATTAAAAAATATCCAGACAACTGAGCTTTAAAAATAACTTTCAACTCATGCTTGATTCTTTCTGCATAAATATCCTGCTGCTCCTTGGAATTAATCTTTCCTTGGGGCAACAGCTTGTTTTTCCACCCGTCTCGACATAACTGTGTAAGCCAGTCATCCTCTGAATAACCTTCAGGGCAATCAAATGTAGGAAAAGAGGGCTGATCCGCAAGATCATACTCTTCACAACGATCCACGATACGCCAGATGTCTTTTTCTCCAACTGTTGACACGCTTTTTGTAAGAGTTGTGTTTTTGTCAGTTAGATAAAACGTATCGTTACCATCAAAAAACTGTTTAAAGTCATGATCAACGTTTTTGATTTTTTTAAAATCAGTTTTCAGCTTGCCACAAAGCATGATTCTATGGCACTCAGCCTCTTCTGGAGAAACGTAATAGATCGCTTGTGCTTCATAATCAAGCTGTACATGGTTGCCTTTAAAAAGATTGGCAAATCCGTTAGAATCAGAAGTTACGCAAAGAATATTGCCATTTTTTGCTATTTGTTTTAAAACATCTAAATTCTGATTGGAAACATACTTAACTAGATCAAACCAACCGTCTTTGTTTTTAGCGTACAAAATATAACCGTCAAATTCGCAACCAATGATCGCTTTGACTCCGTTCTTTTTGCACTCTTGCTGAAACTCAACAGCACCCGAAACTGTTCCGAAATCAGCAATACCGCACGCGGTGTAACCATATTCGGCACACTTTTGTGCTAGTTTATCAGTTTTACAAAAACCATGCTGCAAGCTAAAATGAGTCTTGCAGTTAATCGGATTCCACATTTTCTTTACTCCAAAAAGTTTTTAAAACAATATCGTTCCACTCTTTTGCGTGCTTGCCGCACAGTGACCCCAAAGGGATACACCCGCCTTCTGCCTTTTCTCCGCATATAGCACACTTTTTCAAGTCTGGTGGCTCACCTCGGAGTTCGTAGCTTACTTTAAACATTATCCCGGAGCCTCGTAATATCCTACACTGTGTCCCTTTTTAGTACATTTGGCAACAGTTTCATCATGACCAAGTGCATGAAGATGATCATCTACATACTGACACATAGACACGTTGGTGTTAGGCCATTTCTTTTTATGAAAGTCACACAATCTAGTACACTTAAAGCTCGTTCTGTTTTTTGAACAAGGGCTAGGATACTCATTGTGCTTGATTTGCTCGAATCTTTGCTTTAGCATATTTAAAAACTTTTTTCTATCGGATTCATCAAAGCACATACTGAATGGCCCACCATCTCTAGTGTAAAAAATAGTCATAATTGCCTGATCGTAATTAGGGTACAGTTTGGATATAGCGTAATTATACAATAACAATTGCGGATCTTCAAGTAGTTTTTCGTAAGTTTTTTTCTCTCCAGTCGCCCAGTTCTTACGTTGTCCAGTTTTCCAATCTACAACTTCAATAATACCTTCCTCAACCTCGGTTACAAGGTCGATAGTTCCTTTGATTGCCAACTGACCCTCAAAAGTTTCGCCATCTACATCATACTTAAACTTTGCCCAAGGTTCATCAATGGCAATATCAAATTGAGGTTCAGTGTCTACAATTTTTCTGTTACGTGGATCAAATTGACCATCGTTAAAATCTAAGGCGTTGAATGTCTGAACTTGACAAAATTTAAAATCGGAACCCGTATACTTGTGTTTTGCTTCACAGGTAGAGGTATAATGTTCATAACTTCTGGCAAGTGTGTCCATTATAAATTTCTTAGTTTTAAGTTTGGCAGGTGTGAAATTAACCTTGCCGATAGCGTCATCCTCAATGCTTAACCTTTTACCATCTGGTTTTTCCTGCAACTCTTTGGTGCATGAGGCCAGAACTTCTAAGACTTTGTGGACAACCGTTCCTAATTGAGCTTTCTTTCCACTTACGCTTCTGTGTCCTAGAACGTAAGTGATGAAATACTGCATTTGACAGTATTCATAATTATTGTAAGATGAGCTTCTGATGTATGTTACTATCATTTTGTTTCCTTAATTGTATGAAGGGCAGATCTTGTTTTTAGCTCTTCTGTTTGTTTAGTAGGCCAGTCTGCCGTGTTCAGATATTCGATAAGAGACTTGCACATCGCATGAATCCCATTATCGTTGTCATTGTCTATAACGTGATCTAGTTTATCCCAATGTTCTTTTATAATTTGCTCACTCGAATGAGAAGATTCGTGAGGGCATCTGTTCAGTCCTATTACCTTAGCTCCGACCTGTTGCAGTGCTTCGATTTCGTTTACAAATCTAACATCGTCAACAACAGCGACAGCGGGTTGTTCTAATTGAATATCTTTGATAAGACGCTCCACCCAAATAGGTTCGTACATTTTACGCATAACGTCCGTCCCAAGATATTGCAGAAACTCGCGGGCGGTCATTGGTCCGGGTGCGTGATAAATTAACTTATAGCCTGCATCTTCTTCATCTTTAGCTAACTGAGGCTGCATTTTAGATTGCATGAAGACAAAGAATTTTTCGTTAGTACAGACTCCCGGCATGTTCTCCCATCTAAGATGTGGAATCCTTTGGTTTTTGTAAGAGTCGTCTCCGTAAACCTGCTCGTAAGAAAGTCCAAACAAAGTAATGGCAATTTCTTTTAAAGTATCCGCAAATGAATATTTCTTAACAAAAGGCCACACGTTGTACATAGCCCATTCTACATATGCTTCATCTTTACGAGATGTGTCTAGAAAAGTTTCTTCAACTTTTTCTTTACCATCCTCTTTTACTACGTTGGTTTTTACGATTAGTCTACCAGTTTCGGAAAGCATAAACTTATCCACAACGTCTCTACCGCATAGCTCATAACCATGAATAAAATTTGAGCAAGTAGATTTGCCTGACTGTTTAGCTCCAGCAAATGCAATTATTCTAGTTTCCATAAATTATATTCCTTTAATATAGGGGTAAATTTCATTTTTTATATCTTCAATCGTCATATTTCCTAAATCTCTTTGTTTTTTAGGAACGTCTCGTTCTTCAAACCAAGGCTCTAAATCTGGTCTGATTAAATTAAATCTTCTTCCGCATTTCTTAACTATGCCTTCAACAGCTTTTTCACCAGCCTCATCGTAGTCTGTTAAAATAACCACATTCAAAGCTCCAGACTTTTCTAACAGAATCAGTTGATCCTCGCTTAAAGATGTTCCAAAAATGCCTACAGTCATTTCTAACCCAGCTTCGAAAGCTCTCCAAACATCACCTTGACCTTCTACCAGAATAACGGTTCCTGTTTCCATAATTCTTTCTTGAGCCAAGTTCAATCCGTATAAAATATTTTTATTAAACCCTTTGCTATGCAGCCACTTTGGTTGCAAATGCTCTTTGATAGATCGACCCACGCACCCTACATAATTGTGTTCTTCGTCATACAGAGGAACTACAACCCTTCCAGACATTGGCTGATTCTCTACCAAACACTCTCCAACATCAAAAGCCTCTAAAACTAATTGAGAATAACCTCTGTTTAAGTAATAATTAGCTGGTATATGCAGCTTGTTTCTGATCTCGCCTCTGTTTATGGCGGCGGGTCTTCTCTCAATCTTTCTGCTAAAAATATCTAAAACCTTGTTTTGCCTTGTTGGAGTCAAGCTCAACTCGGAAAGGTCAGCGTTTAAAAACTTTGATAGAAATGCAGCCGTTTCGTTCATTGAAACTGGTCTACCCCTATTTGTAGTTAAACAACCTCTAACGAAACCAAACAAATTGCTTACATACTCTTCTTCACAATGAGCAGTCCAGCAAGTCCAGTTTCCCTTTTGAGTATCACCATCGGTAAAAATGCAACAACCTTCTGGGCTATCGCCACCATGAATAGGACATGGAAATGCAACCCTATTATGAAAGTTTAAAAATTCAATATTAAAATAATCTAATAAACTCTCTAGCTTGCAAAACGCTGCTTCGTTAATCGCTGAAATCATCTCCTTCGTCAATGTCTGCGATTTCGAACCCTTCTTCGTTTGTTCTGTTTGATTCATGAATTTCGTTCCTTGTCAACCCTTGTTCAATTCTTCCAAGTTTTCCAAACATTTTTATACTAATGTAATCACCATCATCCAAACCTTCGCCGTGTCTAGCTACGACTGGAACTATTTTACGATCTCCATTTTCTTTACCGTCAACAGCTATTTCTTCCTCGTTCTTTAGTTTAAAGATGGAGAAGCTGGTACACAACCATATCAAACGATCAGAACCAGACACAACATCCGTTGTCTCTTTAGTTATTCCATCTCTGTTAAGCTGAACAAAAGCTAGACAGGCAACATCGTATTTTACTACAAAGTTATGCAGCTTAGTGATTTGGAATCCTAAAACCTGATACTCTTGCATCGAGGCACTGATGCCTTCACTGCCCATAAGTTTCAAATAGTCATAGACAATCAAGCAGTCGTTTGTTTTCCCGTTCTCGTCAAATCCTACATGGGTGTAAATCCATTTACGCATCTGGCTAATGATATTTTCAAAACTCTCTCCAGCGATGCTAATATAATGATAAGGGATTTTTTTAAGACGTTCAACAGCTTTGGCAACCTTTTCAGTTTCGATAGCACTTTCTGAAAACTTTCCAGTAGCAATTTTGTTAATTTCGACTCCAGAGAAATCGGCAAGAATTCTATTATAGTGATCTTCTTTGCCCATCTCAGTATCTAGCACTAGAACTGGGATATTGTGCTTCTCAGCAACATGGGTAGCCACAGCGTCTCCCAACATAGACTTACCTACCTTTGGTCGTGCAGCGACAAGATCGACACACTTCCTGCGGAAACCTCCACCAATTGCCACATCTAAGGCAGGTAAGCCTGAAGGGATGCCAACAAAATCAGTAACATTGTTGACTAAGTAGTCAACATAATCTTCAAGACCTTCACCAATTGTTTCTGACTTTTTGCTAGAAGACTTGTAAATATCTCCAGTTGCGTCTAAAAGTGGCTCTTCAATTCTAGCCACAATATCCATAACATCTTCATCGCCAGTAACCTCTAATAGCTCTTGCTTTGATTGTTCTAGAGTTTTCAATAGATCACGAGACAGTTGTAGTTTTGCTACCTTTACCCCGTATTTTCCTATGTTTTCCTTGGCGATGGGAAAATTAAATAAAGACCTAATAAATCCGATTTCGTCTTTTGAGTTTATCTGCTCTGCCACACCTAGATCATTAGCCACCGACAAGATTGAAGAAAGCTCAACAGTGGTATTGTCAGATATAGACTTATAAACACAGTCAAAGATTAACTGGTTCATTGGGTCTGTAAAACTCTGAGAAGTTAAAAAATCAACTTCTAAGTAGGCATCTAATCCGTACTGGCACATTCCCGCCAATACTGCTCTTTCTGCCGCTATGTCTTTCATTGAATTACCTTCTTAAACAATTATCGCAAGCAAAAGAATCTCTAGCGTGTTGAGGGTGAACTGAAAATGTTTTACTACACCTTGAACAAATTTGATCAACTTTTTCAAATTTTTTACGTGTGCCTTTGGAAGTAATTTTAATATCTGGAGTTTCGTTTATTGAATCTTTATGAAGAGATCCATCATCTACAAACTTATTAGATTGCGGCTTGGTGATTTGTTTTTGCAATTGTTGAATTTTTTCTGAACCTGTGTCAGCAGGTCTCATTGCAAAATTATCTAATGAACTTTCGTGTATTGGTAGGTTCTGGACTGGTACTACTGTAGCAGGCAAAGGGGATTCTAACCAGCCGTCCTTCAATACTTCTTCCTTCGTCTGCTCAGGTAAATTATCAATGGAGCCTGTCACGGGCGACCCGTTGATTATTTTCCCTAGATCATTGAACGCTTTACGGACACCCTCTACTTTTTTATTAATTTCAGATAATGTTATGTTATATTTTGAGATTTTTTCAGATAATGTAGATAAGCTGGTATTTAGCTGCTGCATATACTCTCTGTCTTTAGTATTCATTTTTTCTCCTCGCTAAGTTTGTTAGTGTATCAGCCATTTTTGTAACCCTTTTCGACTTACCTTCTAGAGTCTCAACTCTGGCTGATGCGTGATTTTTTACTTTCAATATTTCTGACGCTAGTGGATTTTCAGCAACTGCGGCGTAGTATTTGACTTGCCACTTGGTAAAATTATCACCGTAGTTATCCATCTCTTTACTTATTATAAACCAAATTGAGGATTCTGACCACTCTAAAATATTTTTTTCTTTAACTTTTAGGGTTTCCAGATATTCCGCGTAGGAATAAAGCTCGTAAGCGTGTTCCAAACAACTTGTTCCACCAAGCCTTCTAAGTTGTTCTTGGTCTAAATTAAGGATGAAAGCCACGTTAGGATTGGATTCTACTTCTGGTAAAGACTTAGATTTTGTCCACCTTTCTACATTACCTAGAAACTCTGACAAAAGATCGTCACATCTCTGTTTTGATGGGTTCATATTTTAGCCTCCCACTCTTCTTCTGATTCATCAAAATTAAAACTAATGATTCTAATTTCATTAATTTCACACCATTCTATTTTTTTAGCATCTCTAGCTTTGGCTCGCAAAAAATCCGCTTTGCTAGAGTAGAAGTGTTTGTTAAAAGAAAAGTGCTGCTCTCCGTGAGCTTCGACAATTAAGTTTCTACTTGGTAAGTATAAATCTGCTCTCAGTGGAGGTTTCCCCGTTCCGGCTAAAACCACCTCTTCTATGATATTGTCATGAGGAAATAATGAAACTAAAAGAGCTTTAGAACGCTCATGAAGATTCGATCTCTTACCATAAGTAGAAGAGGGTTTCCAGTCATACTCTTTTCCGTCTAAGCCTATCACTTTCATATCTAATCCTGTCTAATAAATTTTTAAAATATTCTTCTTTCAGCAAGTCTGTGTCGTATGATATCGAGCCATACTTTTCGAAAAAGGAGTCCATTAGCAGTGTAAGGTTGCAGTTCTCATACCTGCTTATAATAATCATAGGCCATATTTTTGAGAACACTCTAGTCATCCAACTGTCCTGTACGATAGGAACAGTGTTAGTTAAGATACATTCCCACATTCGAAATGTGTCTAAACCATTACCTTTTGGGCAGATGCAGAATTGATGACGAGCTAGGTTAGTTTTAAAATCTTGAACTCCAAGTCCAGAATGGTGTAAAAAGGGCATCTTCAAATCCTCTTTTTGTCCCCGATATCTTTCAAAGAAGTGACAACTAATGTCTAACTTATCACAGTTTTCTATCGCCCATTCAGCGACTCTAATTCTATAGGGAGAAGTTATACTAAAATTAGCACAGCATAACGAATCTTTACTTACCTCATTTTTTGCTTCTATAAAAGAGTCCATATCTCCATTGATACCAAGAGGAAGTGGGTATACTTTTTTACCTAGATATTGATAAAGATTTGTAGTAAACCATCTTTTGGTGTTATGTTTAATAGACTTAATTTCTAAAGGAATAAATGCTCCACCATGCGTTGCATCTTCTATTCTGTAAACGGGTTGCCGCCTTCCGTGAATGTTAACTTCATCTGAACGCTTGATTCCCCAATCTCCACATTTCGTTATTAAAGTACATCCACTTTTTAAATCTGGGTAGTCTTCTTTGAGCATGTCCCAAGAGTTGTCATGACTACGGTCATTCAGGCGTTTCGTTAAGGATTTGTATAAGTTTACCGAAAACATCTTACTCATTGATCGCCTCCATGACCAGCTTGGTTAATAGTTCGACTATATCAGTATTGTTAATAAGCAACTCGTACAATTTAAACTCACCTTGGGTGGTAAAGGCTTTACGAAGTTCTTCATCGGTCATATCTTCATTCATCAAACCTTTTTCAATAAGGTTTCCTGCCATGCCCACAGGCTTTCCCCCCGGAATTAGCATAAAGTCTAGCGTATACCAAGCCCCTCTTTTGGAGATAAACCCAAGATCTAGCCCTAGAGACATGATTTCTTTAACCTTGTCAATACCGTGACCATATCTAATATAACTTTGAATAAAATCTCCGGGTGGTCCCATGCTTGAGCAAAGAACCTTCCAATTGACAATCTGTCCTATTTGAGTGCCATTGTTATCCATCCAAGGAGTCACAGCAGAGTTGCCACCACCTCCTGTGATTTCCATTCTAGTGTCAACTTGATATTGAATCTTGTTTCCACCATCTGCCATTTTAGCTTTACCGTATCCAGATGTGTTGGCAATAAAGTGCGTGATAGCAATTACCAATCCCTTCTGGGTTGGAAGAAGCTGACCTATTTTTTTAGTAAACACACTGAGGATTTTTGGCAAGCCAGCACGATATGATCCAAAGTCCGCATCAATTTCTTTTTGTGGAATTAGCGAAGAGACTGAATCTATGATCAAAACAGCACCATGATACTCAGGATCGCTCATCATTTTGTAAGCGATTTCTAAAAACTGCTCTGCGGAAACAGGTTTATCCACAGGGCTAACGACTATCATTTTATCTGGGTCAAGACCTGCTAGTGCAAAGTTTAATTTCTTTAAACGTCCTTCTACGTCAAGATAGATAATTGTACGACCTTGCTCTTGGCAGTTTTTTGCAATCTGCATAGATGTGGTCGTTTTGCCAGATTTCGGGTCTCCAGTTAAAGTAATCCAACTACCTTCTAGAACGCCCCCTCCCAACCCAACGTCGATAGCTGGGCTGATACTGATAACTTGCAAGTCCTCTTTGTCTTTTAAAACTTCCGAGCCTTTTTTAAGTATCTGACCATATTCCTTAATAGTTTTGTCTAGATATGAGGGTGTAATACTCTTCTCGGATTTTGTTTTAGTTTTTGCCATCTGATTTCCTTAGTTTCGATATTAGACTGTTTTTGTTAGGTTGAGACTTTCTTGGTTTGTAATTGCCTTCAGGAATATCAACAACCTTCTTGGGTTTCTTTTCCTCTGCCTCAACAATTTCTTGAGATTTTGCCAAGCCTTCTTTAACAAAGTCTAGCAAAATAACAAACTTTTTACTGCGATGCAAATACCCTAGCGAGAATGTGTTCTTCCCTCTAGGGCTGTTTAAATAGTGAAAAACGGCCTTTTCTCCATATTTTTTAATGGCCTTGTGTGCCGCTTTTACTTGAGTTTGGTATTCTTGTGTTTTAGAACCATTCCAAAATTTATAAGCAAGAGAGCCTTTGTTATCTTTTTCGGAACGTCGGATACACATTTTTTCAGCTATAAACTGAGCAGCACTACACTCCTGCCCCGTCGAGATACTTGTATACTTTTTCGTTTTTGGGTTTTTCTGATCCATGTTTAAATACCATTTGTTTAATATTGTTACGTGTCAGTAGTCGATTGGATTCGAGTTGCTCATAGTCATTTAAAGGCCAGACAAACTTTCTTACCTTAATATAATCACAGCTTTCATCCATTAATGACACGCTTAAAAACTGAAAATCTTTAAAATCCCCAGACATGGACTGCTCTCTAGCAGCACCTCTACACACTGAAACTCCATCTAGCCCATTTTCATCTTCGAAAAAAATAGCTTCAGGCATACCAAACATATGGAGTCTAATTTTTGTAAAGTGACAATTATTCTCTTTACAATACTTTTGGACTCGTTCCCAACAAGGAGCGTATCCCGATCTTTCATAGTCCCCAAAGACTGTTAGACCATTGCTTAAAGTCCCAGTCCAACTCATATCTAGCCGTTCTACAAGTAACTGTCTAATAAAAGGATCGTAAGACGTGCATATATCCCAACAAGTTCCCATTATTTATCCTTTTTGATAACGTGAATCCTTCCAGAAAATCTACTAACACTGTTGGCAGACTCTTGTCTTTTTGCTCTAGATTCGTCAGAAGCTACTGATGCGTTTTGCGTCATAATCGTTGCTCCATACTTTTCGTTTCTAGCAAACATTCTGCCCGCTTCACCCTTGGGTGTCTCGGTCTTGGTGTTGGTAGTTGATTGTTCTTGTGTCACTGAGTCGATGAATTTCGATATAACTTTCTCGGAACGGTTAGTAGCACCCGAGATTGTTGCAACATCATCTCCATGACTAAGCATATCGTGGATCTGAGTTTTTTCAGCTTTAGATAGTGGCCCTTTTTTGTTTTGTTTTGTCATTATATCACTCCATAATTAATCGTCTAGCGTTAGTAAAAAACTGTCTCTTTTTATTTTTAAGATAATTAGAGTAAGAAATCCAAGCGTTTTGGTTAACTTTTCTAAATTCAAATCTTTTCAACTTTTGTTGGTTAAGATGGCGATGGGTTCCGTGAGGGTCTAAAACTTCACCGGAACCAACCCTTACAAAATAATGAACTGAAATGTCGTTATAACCGTGAAAGTATTCAACACATTTCGCCACAGCCTGCTTATCAGTATCGCAGTAGTTGCCGTTTCTGTCTAGAAATGTAATTAGAATTTCCGGCTTTTCTGGAAGTTTTAAATGGTCTGTATTTTCATCTTTATGAATCATTAATTTTCTCCAATGCTTGTTTTACTTTTCTTATACAATCAGCTTCGCTACTGCCTTTGATCATTATCCTAGCCTTGTTAGACATTTTGTATCTTTCAAAATCTTTGTTGTTCAAAGGAGGGTCAACTATAGTATTGTCAAGATTTACAGGAGTTATCTCTATTTCGAAATTTAAAACAGCAATATGTGCTTTTTCCCTACTGGAAAAGTTGGCTGATTTTTCATGACGAATCTCTTCTAAGGCTTTGATAAAAGCTGAGTTAGACTCCCACTCTCTACCGTTCATTTCTTTCATTTGGGCTTCTCACCTGTTTTAATCCAGTGCTGTTGTTGTTGAGGTGTCATAGAGATGATGGATTTATGACGCTCTCTAGTTTCTTTGTGCTTTTTACTTACAGTGTTGTTTAGATCATCTTTTAAACGTCTTTCTTGTAGCTCATACTTTCCCATACTCTTAGTGTTCTTTTCAGCCTGTTGAGCTACAGTCTTTACCTCTTTAACAAATGTGTTTGGTGGAGTTAGAACAACTATTTTAAAAGCCTTATTAACATTGCAAGCTGGACATTTTCTGAACGAATCAGCAGACATAGATTGAATCACTTCGTCGCGATGCCCACACTCGGAGCACTCAAAATCATAAGTTGGCATTTTTACTCCATTGATTTAAATATACGAATATTATTTAACACTAGATACTGTATTATAAGCTGCAATTAAGCATTTGACACAATAAAAAACAAATAGATAGGATTCTTCAAATTTTTAGAATTGTCAATATTAACAACACTCCAACAGAAACACACCATAATATTTCGCTGCGACTTTCTGGATTTTTACCAGCTATTAGACTCTCACGTTTCCTAAGATTAGGCAATACGTGCATGGCTAACTCGGTGTCATAGTCCGATACCCCGAAACGCCCACGAAATCAGTCTTTCGGTTTACACACTGTGGTGTGCTTCTGATGGAAGCGATGTTATTAACCAATAGGTACTATCTTCTACCGCCAGTTCTTGCCATTATTCTTCCGATAATAGGATTTCTGACGATATCGCAAGCCTCAAGCTCGCAAATTCCAACTCCATCTAAATCATCTAGTTCATCCATTAACTGATCGAACGCCCCAGCGTCTCTGCCTTTAAGGTCTGTTTGGTCTGGGTCGCCATTGATTACAGCAGTAGAGTGCATACCTAGTCTAGTGATGAACATGATAATTTGCTCGTATGTAGCGTTTTGAGCTTCGTCTAAGATAGTGAAGGAGTCATCAAAAGTTCTTCCTCGCATAAACTCCAGAGGACATACTTCGATTGTTTTTGTAGCTCTCATAGAGTTATAAGTATCCAGACCTAAATATTTTTTCATTTCTTCCAAAACAGGAATCATGTAGGGTTGGACTTTTTCGTTAAGGCTTCCCGGAAGATGTCCTAGCCCTCGACCAGCTTCAATTGCGGGTCTAGCTACAACAATGTTGTTTATTTTTTTATTCAGTATCCAATCGCAAGCCAAGCCGACTGAGCAAGCGGTTTTACCCGAACCTGCTGGGCCAGAACAAAGGGTAACGTCACATTCTGTTATTAACCTTAAATATTCAGCTTGATTTTCGCCTTTGGGTTGAAGTCTTTTTCTTTGGGGTCTAATTGGTAACTTCCGCTGCTTCCTCTTCTCTTTTTTTCGTGACATAGAAAAGCCTTTAGTAAGTAGTCGTAGATGTAAAATTTCTCAAGGTAGAGTCTTTAAGTAAGAAAATCTCGCTATGATCATTTTGGAAACTCATGCTGGTTTCCACATTTCCTTCTCCCCCAGCATCCCCTCCGGTTACATCAAAGGAAGATATATAATTCTTACTGCCTAAATTCCACTGAAAATAATTGCTACCGTTTCCAAAAGCAGCAATTCTTATTTCTCTATCTGTTCTATAATTATCAATCCCTTTGGTTTCACTACCATAAGTTCCAGCACTATGATAAGTGTCGGTAACTTCATGATCTTGCGGCGATCCCTCTGCAAAGTATTGTGCTCTTGTTATTCCAGAAAATGTACAAGAAACTCCAACAGGCAATTCAATTTGTCTAAACTTATTCATCTCGGCTCTATCGGTTACCGAGCCTCTCCATTGTCCAATGTCTGGAATATCTCGATATGCAATATCAACATTGATATCAATTTGCTGTAGTCCCAAAATAGGAATTCCATCAAGAGTATTCCCTATAGTAAATGCCTTTTGTGCTTCAAACGGTAAAATACAGCTTGTTAAATCTATATCTTCTCGCGTCAAAACATCTCTATCTAAATGAGGAAAGTCAGCGGCTCCACCAAAAAAATCAAAATCTGTAATGTTAGTCACATCATCTTGTGTGTATGAAAAGGTATCAAAGGTTAAATCTTCTGTAATTGCACCATTAATCGAAACAGAATAGGATATATTGGTTAGCAAACAACATCTGTATGTCTGAGTTTGACACTGATTGTCCGATGGTGAGCCTGCACCAAGATAAGAGTAGTTATCTGGAGTGTATACAATACAAATGTCATAATTTTTCAACCTGTTGTTGAATCCGGTAAAACCTATAGTCTGATCGGTTGCTATGCCTAAAATATGAGAATCTGTATAAGAGGACAATCCTGAAGTATTGTAAAAGAAATCGTTTTGTTTTGCTATAACTCTAGAAACATTTATAGTGTACTGGATTTTGTTCCATCTTCCGTATTGGTTTTGCATCCTACCTATGTCTGGAATCGCAGTTCTAACTAGCTCTCTAGACACACCAACGCTTTGAACACCTTCAAGTATAAGAGCGTCAACCGGAGATTCGTTACCGCCAGTTGCCGTTGTTACCCGATCTTTAACCAGCACAGCTTGGCAAGCGGAGAATATTCTATCATTAGGGGGTGAAAATGTCATACGTTTCCTTTAAGTTTTGTCAATATTATATACACATTACTTCTTAAATTTGAAGTGTATATCTTTAATATGAATCGTAATAAATGTTTCGTCTCCTATTTCCTTGACTGAGACATTCTTTACAACACTGTCAATAATCTCGGTTACACCTTTGACAGTTTTCTCTGTAATGCCGTAGCGTTTTAGAATATCGTCAACAAAATTATCAACAAATCCTGTAGATACAGGCTCGCCTCTTGGCGGCTCT